GACTCTCTGAACCTTCCGGTCCAGAAGGACTTGCTGGCATTGACTACATACCCGAAAAGGTGTAGTTCGCCAACGACGGATAGCACATAGTCTCTGGGGACGATCAAATCGTCACCAAAGACGCGCACCTTTCCGGCAAGCTTCAAAAGCTTTCGCCGGTTAAGCTGCGTGCTGAGCTCTCGTTCAATCCCCAAGAAGATCAAGGTAGTAAATACCATGGCCTCAAAGGGAAAGCATAGAGCTGAACCCATAGACGCGTACTTGGCTAGGCGAATAACGCCATGACCAGGTACGTCAGCCTTCCGGGAACGACAGGCGTCAACCATCCTGAGCAAATCAGGATAGTCTTCGACCATCGCCCGTACATGCTGATAGGAAACCCTATCGGAAGCCTCGCTTAGATCAAGCGTGGCGAGATCACCGCTGAGTGATCCCTCCATGGCCATTCGCCTGTTAGGCTCTTGGTCATCGAATCCGATAATGCGGGAGAGGAAGTCATCCTCTTTAACCGCACTAAGGAGACAGTGCAAAAGACCTTGCTGCGCATATTGCATCGCAGCAGGTTCAATTGCAATGATCCGTGGGGTTTTCAACGTCTTTGGCACCGTAACAACCCTAACGGGAAGTTCGGCGCCAGGTTCGAGGACATTAAGCTCCTCATTCAGGTCATCACGAAAGTGATGATTAGGAATGAGGTAGTCCTCCGCAGGCATTACCTGCTGGAGACGAGAAGTCCAGGTCCGCATCCTGTACTTAGCATTGCTGCTAAGTCGATCAGCGACAGCGCCTGGACCATGCTTCGGAGCGAGTCTTTGCCAGTGGACATCTCTGTCCAATTTAGCAAAGAGATCGCCGAAAAGCAAGTCCGAGACCCGCTTGAAATCAGTAAGATACTGAGGATCAAGCAAAGAATCGGTTCTCTTTATGTCCTTCTCACACTGGATAAACCCAGACATTGCACGTCTCTCACGACGCGGTGTAACAACCCGCGTGGACCGTCCGGAAGGACCGTCCTGAGGGAGAGCGATCTTGCTAAACATCAACGTAAGTTGACGAATAGCAGCGATTGCTTCAACGTCAGGTTCAACCAGCAGCACACCGCTACTAGTGTCAAACACACGTCCAAGGAAACCTCGTAGAAATACGGGGAGACCAGTAAGACGATCCTTCCTAAAAGAAGGAACGTCCGAAGGGACGACGAAACCTTGGTCAAGCCACTTTTCGGTAGCTTTTCCAAAGTTCGCCAGGGATATCGCAAGAAACGATAGCCCTTCGTGCTCGACACGATTCTCGACAGTTCTTATGTCGAGAATGGCGCTAGTGCAGCATCTGACAGCCAATTCATTGGCTGTCATGGACCAGAGTGACATCAGGCTTTTCATAGTCCCTCCTCTCTAGAGAAGGTGGCTAATCCATAGCCTACGTCGATGCCGGGTCTACAGCCTCCTGAGAAGAAATCCTGAACAGGTTATTAGCCTGTACAAGAAAATTCTTCAAAAGGATGTATTCCACGGGAGATAGCTCTTCAGCTTTCCCGTAGAAGAGATGCATCTGAACAGACCGACCGTCAGGTCGATCTGAGACAGATACATCGAAATAGATCCCGTTCACTTCATCAATGCCCACAATTATTAATAGTGGACAAGATGACATCTCCTGCCAGGTATGCAACATTGACAAGAGCCAAAAGAATCACCAAGAGCTTTTTGCCCAAGGTGACCTGAGGCACATCAGTGTCGCGCCTACCGTAGACGGTATGTCTTCGGCCAAGGCGTCGGTGAAGAGTAGGGGGCCCCTTACGGGGATCCCTCTCATCATCAGGCATCCAGACGACCAGGGAAAGTCACTAATTGCTGGACGAGTCTAAGACTCGCCACCCAGCAACTTCGTGACCATCTGGTCCGAAGTCGCAGTGATCATGGCTTTGTAGCCCTGATACACCGCAAGCACCTCCGCGTTGGTAAAGC